CGGGCAACCTCCCCCCGAAAGTATACACTGCCCAGGAGCTTCGAGACATGAAGCCTGAACAGATCAACGCGGATTGGGTAAACATTAGCACACAGCTCAAGGCTGGTCAGGTGAAGTAGGTAGATTAACAAATGACAGTAACTGGCTTTATTGCCACTATATGGAGCGCACGACTGCTTGAGAATTTGCAGAAGTCGTTCGTATATGGACAGCCCAACGTAATCAACAGAGATTACGAAGGGGAGATCAAGGGGAAAGGAAGTACCCTGAAGATTACCAGCATTGGTGATATCACCATCGGTGACTACACCAAGGATACTGACATCAGTGATCCCGAAGCACTTGATGATGCACAGTCCGTACTCAGCATTACTCAGGCGAAATACTTCAACTTCGCTGTGGACGATGTGGATAAGGCGCAGACCTCTCCCGCTCTGATGAACGGTGCGATGCAGCAGTCTGCCTATGGTCTGGTCGATGTAGCTGATCAGTTCATCGCTGCTCAGATGTACGCCAATGTCGCAACCGCTAACAAGATCGGTAGCAATGCAACTGCAATTGTTCCCACAACCACGCCTGATCTCGGTACTATGGCATATGATTACCTGTTGCAGCTCGGCACCAAGTTATCTGAAGCCAATGTTCCCAAGCAAGGCAGATGGGTTGTATGTCCTCCCTGGTTCATTGAGAGACTTGCCAGTGACAAGCGGTTCTCTGATGCCTCTGCGTCAGGGTCCACAGATGCGTTGCTGAATGGGCTGGTCAAGAGAGCTGGTGGTTTCGATGTCCTCGAATCCAACAACGCTCCTACCAACGCAGGAACTGGCGGTGAAGCTGCTAAGACGCAGACCCAGGTTATCGCCGGATCGTCTATCGCCACCACGTTCGCTGATTCTACCAACCAGGTAGAAGGCTACAGGCCGGAGAAGAGATTCGCAGATGCGGTCAAGGGGCTGCATGTATATGGTTGCAAGATTACCAGGCCCGATGCGCTGGCTCTGTTGACTTGCAGGAAGGTGGCTTAAACATGGCTCGTGATAAGATACCGTTCGCTGCGCTTGGTTATGCAGCCGATGCGGAGATGGGGTTCGAACTCTCGACCCCCACCACAATGGTTGTAGCCAACGATGGTTACATTGCCGCTGCTGATGCAGATGACGCGCTCTGGTTGAAGTTCACATTGACGGCTAGAACGACCGGATCTACCATCACAATCAAGGCTGGCAATGGTCCTCGCTCTGGCCTCGGTGATTACGTCTGGACATCTCTCACCGATGGTGCTGCCGATGTCATCATAGGGCCGCTTGAGACAGCTCGCTTCAAGTGGCTCTCTGGAACCACGGACTACAAGGGAAGAATCCATGTAGACTATTCCGCTGCTCCACTGGCTGGCAGGGTCGTGGGATTCAAGAGCAGGTGAGCGTAGATGGTACGCTACCTTCTTTTTTCTGATCCAGTCATACCTGACAAGATTCAAGTTCACTGTCCTTCATGTGGTTGTGGTTCAACCAAAGACAGTGATGCTGTAGTAGGAACGTGCAGCCAATGCCATGTCACTATGATTGTTGATGCGCCTATTATCCAGTCTGGACTTTATTGCTGGACGCAGGCTTTCAGAGAACAGGGCGGGGTCGGTGAAATGTTCCCGTCGATTGATAAAGACTACTTAGAGAAATATGATATTGTTCACATCAATTATACTGCTGGTCATCCCAGTTACATTGAAGCTGTTCGTGATGCGCTAGGCAGTAGTTCTACAAAGATAGTTGCCAACGTTGATTACGCAATGAGCATGTGGGAAACAATCAATCCATTCAACATGAAGCATCAATTGAATATGGCTGACATGGTATTCCATGTCGAGTCTACTGGTGCTGCTGCGTTGAGCAGGTTCCTCGGAAGAAAGATCCCCGTCATTCCTCATCCTGTGGATGTTCGTCATTTGAAACAGATCGAGTGCCACCCAAAAACGAAGCCACTTGCCACCTGCCAGTGGCATAGATACAACGCAACGTGGTCTGCTTACTATTATGGTCTGCTTGGTCTAAACATCAAGAAGTATCTTGTTTCATTTACACAACCAAATCCATCGAAGCTTGTCAATCTTGAAACGATGTTCGATCGTGTAGTTCCATCTATGTATTATGTTCCGTATATAGAAAGCATTCTATCTACTGCAACCATCAACTTAGATCTTGCTCCTGACAATACATTCGGTCGAGGTCTTGTGGATGCTGCGGCGCTTGGTATTCCAACAATCGGTAGCAACACAATAGAAGCATCAAGAATAATCTGGCCTGAGTTATCAGTCAAGCCCCATGATCACGCTGCAACGTTCGAAGTTGCAAAGAAACTACTGGCAGATAGACAATTCTATGCTGACATGGCAGAACGTGGTCTTGAAATGTGTGAACTCTACAGTTGCAAGTCTGCATATGATAAGATGATGGGGGCATTGGATGGCAACTACTGAAGATAAAATGTTGAGCAACCTGATAACAGGTTCGCTCATCTTATCTGAACTCAATGGAAGAGTTCGACCAACCTTCGCAGAAGCACTCAATCGTATAACCAGAGCAGGATTCTTTGATACATACTGTCCAACTAAACCAATTCGGATTGGTTATTCATTAATGCCTACCGATGTTCTTGATGGAACTATATGCATTTGTGATGACACCCAAGAGATTTACCGATTTGATGTTGACACATGGGTTAAGATCGTTCCGATCTCCGAACCTTACGGGGTAAGATCTATCCTCGGCATCCCTGTGGAACTTGGTGTTCTTACCGAGGGCATGGCCCTTGGCATGTCTGGCGGGGTTATCCGTCTCATCACAGCAGGTGGTGGGGCTACAGGAGCAACTGGTGCTGACGGGCCGATAGGGCCTACTGGCGGGGATGGTCCGACCGGGGCCACAGGCGCTACCGGGTTGGATGGAACTGCATCTTCCACAGGGGCGACTGGTCCTACAGGCCCGCAAGGACCGCAGGGTACACAGGGAACCGCTGGTGCTACAGGCCCGACTGGTGCTGATTCAACGGTCGTTGGTCCTACAGGCCCGCAAGGACTGCAGGGTACACAGGGAACCGCTGGTACGCAAGGCACAGCAGGAACTGCCGGGGTTACAGGCCCTACTGGTCCTCAAGGCACAGCAGGAACCGCAGGTGCTACTGGCGGCACTGGTCCAACCGGACCTACTGGCGCTGGCAGTAGTGGAGTAATCGCTATGTATTCATCAACGGCTGCTCAATCATTCACAGCAAATGGTGGTTACATGCGAGCACTATATGCAATTGAAATCATTGACACTGATGATGCTGTTACTGTAGGTGCTTCATGGTTATTCACTGTACCAATCGGGAAGGGTGGTATTTATGAAATAACACATACATGGGATCTAGGTGCTTCTGGGTATTTCGTCCATTGGGCAATATACAAGAACGGATCATTCTATCAGAAGTTCAATGGTTCATTGTACTTTGCTAATCTGTATCATTATATCAGAGGCAGAGAAACAGTGCCTATACCATTAGCAGAAGGTGACACCATTGCTATCTACATGGACCCTGGGACAGAAGTTAAAGTACTTACGAATGATGCTGCTCAGAATAACATCTGTATCAAGAAGATAGGGTGATGTTATGAGAGGTGATTACAGTAGTGGTGAACGTGAAGGTGGTCGTGGCAAGCATGGCGATGAACGTCATAATCATGTTCATGGCACTGGTCCTACAGGTGCGACCGGGGCTACCGGGGGCACTGGTGGCACTGGTCCTACTGGGGCGACGGGTCCAACTGGTGCGAGTGCTACAGCAGGTTCATGCCCGGTGATGGGTAGCAGCCCTTTCGACTTTCTCACCGAGAAGTCAGGAACTGACGCTGGTGACATGATTGTTGTTTGGGGATGGGATGACACCACCAGCGGCTATGGTTACTTCTGGCAGTCTGTTTCTGATGTAGTCGTAGCTGGCGGCACAGGCCCCACTGGTCCCACTGGTGGCACTGGCCCGACCGGAGGCACAGGGCCTACAGGAATTGCAGGGACTTCCGGGCCTACCGGGGCGACTGGCCCTACCGGACAGAGCGGTGCGCTCGTGATGAAAGGATCATGGACGGGAAGCGCAACCTATGTTGTCAATGACTGTGTTACCCACTCAGGCAGCTCCTACGTGAGCTTGGTTGATCCTAACTTCAATCATACACCAAGTGGTGGAACTGATGCCTACTGGCAACTGATGGGGTCTGTTGGTGGGACTGGTCCTACCGGGCCGACCGGGGCAAGCGTGACCGGGCCGACTGGGGCTACAGGAACGGCAGGTACTGCCGGGGCAACAGGACCTACTGGGGCTACAGGAACGGCAGGTACTGCCGGGGCAACAGGACCGACCGGACCGACTGGCGCTGGTGGTATCACCATGATAGAGGCGGCTGCTTATCATTTAACTGTCCCTTCATTTGGTGGAACGTGTTTCTCTGCGCTGATCAATGGAACTCCATCGGCTACATCAGTTATCTTCGATAATTCGAACAGTGGTTACTTCCCATTCGGTAGAGTCATTCTCTACAATACAACTCGTGGCAATTCGAGAATTGTTAGAAATGTATCAGGTTCTACAATAACAACCGTGTCATCAACTGATAACTGGGCGAACAATGATACGATTAGAATATTCTCTGCGGCCATTGGCGCAACCTATGATGATTACTACTGTGATATTGACGTGTCCGATGTAATCCCCGCCAATGCAACATGGATACTTGTTAATGTCATGTTGTTTATTGTTGGTCCAACATCAGGATCTTTCTTCATTCATCCGTGGACAACGTATGATGATCTCAAAGTAAACAGGAGAGAAGCGATCTCTGGTCAAACGATAGACACGGTTGAGTATTGGATAAAGAATTACAGCAGGAAAATAGCATTCTGCGCCAGTGGTGACTACACAGAGTGTTATGTTTCAATCAAAGGATATATGGTGTGACTATGGTAACTCCATTAATAGCAACTGTTCCGCTCTGCACTGAAGCAGAAGCGGATGTTTATTTCGATCCTGCAAACAATCATCTGTATGCAGAAGAATGGTGGGCAGCAGATCTAGGTGCTAAAGCAACACTAACCACAAACTTCGCAACACCTGATACGAACATGATCCTCGAAGCTGTGGACTATGGCGTTGAAGGTAATCTCATCTGCATTGAATTGGAAGATGATTATGGACCACCTGTTATAGTTACTGGTAAGTATGTTCATTGTTATATAGAGAGTGGTGTAACAACACTCGCTGATCTACTTGCATCATTGACAGGTGAAGCAGATTTCAATGCGATTGCAACTGTTACACCCGTTGATGGAACAACCGGACTGGTTGGTGAATTTGCACCACACTTCCTATGGGGTGGCGTTGATCCAGATACTTCAACGACTGGACGTAAGTTGCCCGCTTTAGCATTTGCTACAAGAAAGATAAACAATCTTCCATTCAGTGGCATGAAGGTGTCACCAACACAGGCCAATGCATTCCCGCGCATGTATGTTAAACGAGACGGATCTACTTACACACAAACAGAAGTCCCTCTCGAAGTTAGGTATGCATGTTGTGAAGAAGCACTTGCGATAATGAAGTATGGAAACACTACCAGATACAAACTACAGGCACAGGGCGTGTCTGGTTATGGATTCGGCAACCAAGGATTGAGAGAATCATTCGTTGGTTCTAAGGAAGGCGATCTATTGTCAGGCGAATGCATGAATCTTCTCCGCAAATTCATGCGCCGCAACTGGGTGATAGGGAGGTAATCATGGCATACCCTAAAGAGTACATGAATGAGAAAGTTGTTGTCACCAAGGCCGACCTTTACATAGGCGGCCTGTGGATTGGTGAAGGTTGGATGAAGAATGTTGATGTTAGGTGGGATGATATCATGATAGAAGCACCAGACATCAATGACAATTACACACTATGTGTTGCTAAAGTTATAACAACTGAACTGATCGAAGCAACATATGCAGTGTATGTTCATCAACCAATGTTCTCCACGATGAGTGATCACGATCGATACTACATTTATCGCAAAGGTGTTAAGTACAGAGTAGTTCAACATAGGGTTTATGGTGATGTTGAAGGTAAGGAAATGTACAGGGAGTTACTGCTATCGGTTGTCCCTTACACATAAACCATAATATCCTTATATCCTTTTTTCATGATATCATAGTATTGTAGTATCCGGCATCGAAATGCTTATATAGGTTTAATGAATACATGTATACATTATGTCAAGACCGTTCTTGCCAAGAGAGGTGCGGAGAAATAATTCTGTCACCGCACGTTTCACAGACGAAGAGACTTCTATGATGAGAAGCATTGCTCGCTGTGATGGTACAACATTGTCGAACACCGTTCGTGAATTGTGCATCATTGGAATCAATGCACAAACAAAGGGTGATCCGTGTGGTATATGCACAATGAAACATGATACAAAAGGTAACATCGAATTCAATATTGAAACACTAGACCCTAAATGTTTCAAGTGTTTGATGAAGCAAATGATTGCTTCTGATCCAAACGGGGGATATAAACCATTGCTACTTGGTGAAGATAACATACCATTGGTGGTATAAACATGGTAGATGAAGCACCAGTTGCTGAGATAGAAGTTGAAGTTGTTGATGAACATGAACCAGTGGTCACATGTCATCCAAACTTCCCTGCCCCTATGCATTTAGTTGAACGCAATGTGTGGGTCATGTGGAAGTTCGAGACACGCGGAGGAAAAACCACAAAGGTTCCATACCAAGTGAATGGAAAACGTGCATCAACTACAGACAAGAGTACATGGAATAGTTATTGGGCCATAACATTAGCAAAGGAGAAGGATAATCATGAGTCTCAACACAGATTTGATGGCATCGGAATATGTTTCGATGGTAGTTTTACTGGTATTGATATCGATCATTGCGTCATTGACAACAATCTTTCCGATGTTGCGTTAGATGTTATTGGAGAACTGGCGACATACTGCGAATATAGTCCGTCACTCACAGGAATCCACGCATTGATCATAGGTGAGATAGAACTTACCAAGAACAAGAACAAAGATGTGGGCATAGAGATCTACAAACAGGGCCGATTCTTTACGTTCACTGGAAATAAACTGACCGATTGTCCACAGGAGATGAGTGAAAATATCGAAGGTCTTACTCGGATGTACACTAAGTACATCTTCAATGATTGGGAGGCAACCCATACAACCCAGGCCCCGTTGGTCGTGGCCGATGTTCCAGCCCCAGTTGTCAGCCTCACCGTTGAAAGTGTCATGTCCAAGATGGAGTTGAGCTCTAAGTGGGATGAGATAAAATCTTTGCTGGATGGAAATCTCGCTGCGTATTCTATGGACGATAGCGCAGCAGATCTTGCATTGTGTAATCATCTTGCTTATTACACACAGCGTAATGCAAAGTTGATGGACGA